CTCATGTTCTCATAGTGAATAGCGTTACGTTTGTTCACGAAGGTTTCTTTAGTGGTAGGGTCAAATATATGAATGTGCCCTTCTATATGAATTCCTGTTGCGTCCTTGTGCATAGTGATCTCTCTTTATCTTGTATTTATCAATGTTTATAATGTGCTAGTTTTATCTAGCAATGGTAGTCTGTCTAGGATATGTGGGCCCTGTTGAAGATCTAAATCCATAATTACGTTTAGGAAATACTGTACCTGTTCGTATTGTTTTGTATAAAGCAGTTCCAATTGGTGGTCCAAGACCGGTTACTGGATCCCATCCGCTAGTTCCAGCATAGCCGCTGGTTATTTTTGTATTGTTAGTTCCCACAGTTATATCATAAAATGCGCTGGGGTTGGCATAGGCAATAGTATTCCAATCAGGAGCAGATCTTTTTACTCCTGTTAATTGTAAGTATCTAGCAAGTATGCCTGCCAAAGTTGGACAAGATAAGCTGGTTCCGCCATATCCGCTGATTGATCCGTTTACATAAACTGCATAGGCATTCATGGGAGCTGAAAAATCTGGTAGTCCTCGAGCATTTAGTGCTGTTGGACTGCCTGTTACACCATTAGTAATTGGGGTATAGTATAATCCTGTTTGCCAACTAGGCAAATTAAACAACACGCTTAAACCACCACCGCCACCCCATGTAGTGCCAAACCCTGCGTCTCTATTGTCATCTGTTTCGCTAGCTCGAGTATTAGTGCCTGAATTGAGTGTTAGTTTTGTACCACCTGCGGATATCACATAAGGACTAGCACTGGGATAAACTACTCCTAATGCATTCGATGTAGGACTTACTACACTGCCGTAATCTCCAGATGACGCCAAGCAGGTAATTTTTGCAGTTGCCAACTGTTGAAGATACTGTTCGTCACTATTATATTCGTTGCCTCCCCAGCTGATAGTAACAATATGTATACCATCGGCAATAGCGGCTGACACCATGCTAGAAAGGTAATTGCCTATATAAATTGTGATCTGTGCTTGAGGTGCCATACAGGCCGCACAATAGATATCCACTGTGTTTTCTCCGCTGCCTGTATCTGGACTTACACTGAAAGTACCGGTCTGACCATCTAACAGCACTTGTCTAACTGTAGGAACTGTATAACTACTACTGATTAGTCCAGCAGTTTGTAAATCACTAAATGACTTGTTCAAATCACTTTGAAGGAACCCGCCGCCAAAACTAAAAATTCCAATCTTAACTCCTAAACCAGTAGCAGTAGGAATACTGTATGCTGTTGCTATTTGCGGTGGGGTAAGATACCCATTGACAGGAATAGCATATGGCGTTTGGCCAGTGTCTGGATCTATTACTGTTTCAGGAATTAAATGTGCAGGAGTGTACGTCATATTAATTTTCTAATTTTAAGTATGTTATAGTCACTGTAATAGCCTGTGTTGATCCGCTATTATTTGTAATTCTCAAATACATGTTTGTGCTAGGAGTTCCATCAGCATTGTAACCATATACCGCAGGAGTAAAATAAGTTGTAGTTGCAGTAGTTGTTATTGCTTCTGCTACAACACCACTACCTGGTGTTGGATCTGTTGTGATTGTTCTGCTACTGTCACTTGACTGTGCTGTAGAACTAGTGTAAATTGATACCCAGGCTCCTGCACTTACCTGAATACTATACAATGCATATCCTTTTGCGGCCGTAACTGTTGCAGTGGCAGCGGCATTGGCAGCCAAACTTGACGTTGTAGTTGCTACTGTTGCTCTACTACTCAATGCTCCACCAAATGTTGGTGCGGCGCTAATTACTCCATTATTGATAGTAACTGTAGTTCCGTCAATTTTAACACCACCCAACACACTTGTAGTTGCAGTTGGCAATGTGTATGAATACGCATTACTAATTACTCCGTTACTGATAGTAATAGTTGATCCATCAACTTTGACTCCGCCTAACTGTGTAGTACTAGCAGTGGCAAGACCAATTGTACCGCTAGTGTTTAGGATACCGCTAGTAGTACTTACCGGAATATAAACTCCGCCTAGAGTAGTTGGACTAGCTGATGGCAATGAGTATGTGTAAGGTGCGCTAATAATTCCGTTATTAATTGTAACGGTAGTTCCATCTATTTTAACTCCGCCCAATACTGTAGGACTTGAAGTTGGTAAAGTATATTGCGTTGAGCTTATGATACCATTTGATATTGATATCGTGGTTCCGTCAACTTTAACTCCACCTAGTACACTTGTACTTGCAGTTGGCAATGAGTATGCACTGGCACTACTAATAACACCGTTGTTAATTGTAATACTAGTGCCGTCAACTTTGACACCACCCAATATACTAGTTGTTGCTGTTGGTAATGTATAGTTTGTATAGTTTGCTGTAATTGTACCGCTAACGATACTAATTGTTGAGCCATCAACTTTAACTCCACCTAACACACTTGTACTTGCAGTTGGCAAAGTATAAGACGACTGTACAGCACTAATTACACCATTATTAATTGTGACCGTGGTTCCATCTATCTTAACACCACCTAGGGTACTTGTTGTTGCAGTTGGCAATGAGTATGCACTGGCACTACTAATAATCCCTGTTACAGGATTGATTATAATTGTTGTACCGTCAGGTTTTACACCACCTAATGAAGTAGCTGTTGCAATCGGTAAAGTATAATTTGTATAATTAGCAGTAATGGTTCCATTAACAATGCTAATGGTCGATCCGTCAACCTTAACTCCACCTAACACACTTGTACTTGCAGTTGGTAAAGTATAATTTGTATAATTAGATGTGATAACACCATTACTGATAGTAATTGTTGAGCCATCGACTTTGACTCCACCAAGCACACTTGTTGTTGCTGTGGGTAGTGTGTATTGTGGTGCTGTAATTACACCGTTACTGATAGTAATTGTTGAGCCATCAATTTTGACTCCACCTAACACACTTGTTGTTGCTGTAGGTAATACGCTACTAATAACTCCACTTGTTGCAGTTATTGTTGTACCGTCAGGTTTTACACCACCAAGTACTGTAGTTGTTGCTTGAGGTAATGTATAACTACCTGTATTAATTGTTAATGTAGCTACACCGCCTGATACACCTGCGGTCACTCCAGTACCTGTAAAATTCAATGTTGTAACTGCACTTGCTACACCTTGTGTAGTTCCCGAATTTTGAACAGTCACACCAGTAATACCAGATCCGCCGGCACCGTTTGTGTTGATGGATGTCATCAATCCTGTTCCAGAATTATAAGAAAAAGTTAATCCGGTTTGAGTTCCACCTGTAAACATAGCGGCAGCCACAGCTCTAATATTAGATGCTAGTGCAGAAATGTTTCCGCCACTTGCAGAAATTGTAGTACCGTCAACAGTAACTCCGCCTAGTGTGCTTGTTGTTGCTTGAGGTAAAGAATAATTTGAACTAATAATTCCGTTGTTTATAGTGACCGTTGACCCATCAATCTTAACTCCACCTAATACACTAGTTGTTGGAGTAGGTAATGTATAATTATTCCCCGAACTACTGATAACACCGTTGCTAATAGTAATTGTTGATCCGTCGACTTTAACTCCACCTAGTACACTTGTACTTGCGGTTGGTAGTGAATAATTACTAATTCCGCTTATGACGCCAGTTGTAGGATTAACTATAATGGTTGATCCGTCAACTTTAACTCCGCCTAATGTAGTAGTAGTCGCAGGAGGAAGAGCATACGAGTAAGGAGCACTTATAACTCCGCCGTTTACTATAACTGTTGATCCGTCAACTTTGACTCCTCCTAGTACACTTGTACTTGCGGTTGGCAAGGTGTAACTAGAAAAATTAGCACTAATTACACCACCAGCATTGATAGATATAGTTGTACCATCAATCTTAACACCACCTAGTCTGGATCCCGATGCCACTGGCAATGTATAAGAATTTACTAAACTAGCATACAGCTCAGTAAAATTTGAATTTATTTTAAGGCCGGCGGTACGTAATGTATCTCCAGTCTTATCTCCAACGGTTGTTCCGGTGTTTATCAGTTGTAAAGCCATGTTATTATCCTTGATCCATTGTTAAATCGCCCTGATCGAACGATGTGCTAGGTGCATCAAATGTTAAAGCAACAGCTCTCTTTGCACCCAGTGTCTTATTACTTATTTGATTATACTCTGCATACCAAATACCCGGCTCAGCTTTAATAAATTGAGCTATTTCACTAGTATCTACTAAAATATTTGGAGAGTATTTTCCGTCCCAATCTGTTCCTGTACGTTGATATACAGTGACTCTTGTGCCCAAGTCTACTTTATTAGTCAATCTTACACGAGCACTAGAGCCGTCAACTGCAAAATCTGCGTCAAATCTAACATCGCCCGCAGGACTATAAGGGGCAATATTAACATTATGTACACTGTATGGTTGTTTTTTCAAACGTATATTTCCAATAAAGAATTTCCAAAAATACAAATAATTTTCTATTGTTGTTGTGCCGTCTAAGTTGGTTACTGTAATGTCATCAAAGAAAGTTGCGCCACTTGTATGTGCTTCTTGACATTGATATGTATAACTTCCAACATTGACAATATCTCCAACCGCATATGAAGATCCGCTAGACCAATCGGCAGTGTCTTTGTAACCTCCAACAAAAACTTCTATTTGGTCTGATTGACCAAAATTTGGAGGAATTATAGTATCATACAGTGACCAACAAGTTTTCACGGTTGTATTTGCAGGAGTGTAATCGATGGTTGCACTTCTGAGCGATGTTTGCGGGACGAATGTTGTACAATAATAATATTGGCCATTGTACACTACTACATCATTGATATTGTATGATTGTGAATTATTAAATGTACCAATATATGTATAACCTCGCTGAGCAAACCATTCTAATATTCCTGTAGTGTCTGTTGTAGATCCGCGCACTGGCACAAAATCTACAGAAACAAAATTTGATCCGTCAGCAATAATTGTCTGAACAGTGATTGTATCTTTATAAGGAATAGTCTCACTAGAACTTATATCTTGAACATACGTTCCAGCAGGATTTGATTTTGCAATTCCAGTTCCTAAAATGCCTCTGCGTAATTGACTTAATACATTACCATTTTTTGCGTAATATTGTATACGTTCGCCCTGTATTTCAATAATACCTGGAATTTTATTATCTGTACTTGGAACTTGGAAGTTGGATGCATCTGTCAGTACTATACTAGTGTCTGTCCATAATAAATCTTGTGCCAATGTTGTTCGTTTCTTCAAACTTAATCGAGTAAACGATGTTTTGTTAGTCATATCTTTGAATTGTACGTAGGCAATTCCTGTTGTTAACACATTAGTGCCATAAGTTAACACTTCAAACACATCGGATAAAGTAGGAATAATTGCCAGTTGAACTGTAATTCTATCGTCATTTAATCTGTAGTCTACTCCTGGAACTAGAAGTGTTGAATTTTTTGTAACCCATATATAATTTTCATCTATAACAGATCTTTCAAGTGTAATTAATCCTCCCGAAACTCCAGTTATAGAGTAATAGACTGGACTGTTAGCTACTAGTGTTGAATTACTTTCAACAATAACTTCTGTTCTTTCAAGGTCAACTGAATCATGTTCATATGATGTTAATACTTCTACGATATGAGAACTATCATAGGATTGCGCAAAAGTAATTTGTCTTGTACTAGCATTGTATGTGTAGCCGTTTGGTAATAGCACACTAACTACAAGTGTTTTTCCTTGATACACTGTATAGGCGGTAGTTGTAATTGTGATGCTAACTACACTTAAATCTACAGTATAATCTCTTCCTGCTAATAATAAATTATTTCCTACCAAAACTGATATGCTAGATGCATTGATTGAATAGGGAGGAATTTTATTTGAATTTAACGTATAAGTAAATTGGTTACTTCCTACTGTAAAATAACTATTAACTGGGGCTGGTAGAATCTGCTGGTCAACCCTTACAATCATGTAAGTTTCATTTGGTAATAAATTGCCAATTAAATTTTGCAATTGATATGTAGTCGATCCGTTTGTACTAATCCTTTCAGTATTTGTGATGGCAAATGTCTGTTCTGATCCGCTAACAACAATATAATTGATTACAGTATTAAGCGCAGGCGGATTAATAAATCTAATTCCTACAGATTTAACTAATACATAATTGCTGTCTGTTTGGAAATACTGAACTTGCGCTGGCACACCATCAACAAACACAGTAGCAGTAAAATTATCAAGCCACGGTGCTTGGGTAATAAATTCTGTTGTTATTCCGTCGCCGATAAAATAATCTAAATCTAAAATATTTTCTCCAGCATATCCTATATTAAAGATTGTTACTATAGAGCTATTAGAAGGTGCTACTGCAAAATTAATGGCACTGTTTTCATAGTCAATTGTATAGTCGGTATTCAATGTTTGAATACCCAAATTACCATTTGTACCGGTAACTTTAACCAAAATGCTATTAACTGTAACTGGTTGTTGACCAATTGTATAGTTTGTTCTAGATCCGTCAGCAATATAATTGTCTACTTTTATGCGAGCAGAACCCTGTGATGGTCTGTCAAAAACTTTAATAGCAAGAGTATCAACAACTTGTCCTGGTACAACTTCTTCAGGAGCAGGACTACTTGTTGGAGTAACTAGGCCGTCACCGTCTAATATAATATCATCTGCCGCTATTCCACTAGCTGTGGTATAAGCTAAATCTCCTCCAGAAATATCTGTGTCTCTATCTGCAGGAGCAATAGAACCGTCGCTAGTTTCTTGTCTAAATATAAAACTATCACTAGCGTGTGCTATACCTGCCGGCACTGATACTACACCATCGTGACCGTTAGCATAGATAGTTTGCATAACCGCATAAGGATTAGTAGGACTAGATCCAGAAACATCATCATAATCCCCCGCATCTATTCTTATAGGATCAAATTGGCCAATTATATGCACTTCTGTACCGCTAGATGGAGCAATAGCAAATTGAATAACATTAGTTGGACTTGTAAAATCTTTTGGAATTGATTGGTCTCGTCTAAAAACTATGTTAATACCATCTGCAATATTTAGATATAAAATTTGATCAAGTGTCAGTTGAGTGGCTGAATCTATACTTTTTACTTTAACTGTAATTCCAAATGCCGTTAGATAGTTTGTGTTTGTTGTATAAACTGAATCGCCTACTTGTATCAACGAAGTGTTATTAACTGTTAATATACTACTTCCGGCAGCGTTGGTAACAAACGCAATAACATCACCGGCAACTGGAATAATGTCAGGAGCACGATTGAGAATAATTGTAGTTGCATCTATTATTTTAGATATTGTTTGTGTATTAAATGCTGTGCCTACAAGTCCAAGTCCAACAGTTAATCCAGAAGTAGATCCAAGCGTTAGAACCGTTCCTAATACAAAGAAAGAGTAGGATTGGCCAACTGCGGCTACAGTAAGATTATTACTTAGAATAATTTGAGTTCCGGTAACTGATACAACTGTAGTGTTATAAGGAACACCAATACCTGATACAAATTGTCCGGCAAAAATATTAGAAGGAAAATCAACTATTATAGTAGACTGTCCGGAAGCTCCGCCTACACCCGTTGCTACAGCTACAGTTGTGGTGCTTATAGGATAATTAGTACCATTAGCATTTGCAGAATATTTTGTTTGAACTGTTGAACTTTGTGCAGATGCATTGTTTGCCAAGAAAACTGTTGGATATAAAAAGAAATTAAACGGAAATATTTTATTCACTCCGTCGCCGTATTCAACAATTTCTGTATACTGACCCCAGTAAACGTTAATAGCAGTTCCGCTAGCCGGAACATATGGCAACGTCCATGTTGTTTTAATAGGATTTGAAGTCGTAGGAACTGCGGGTTCAGTAACTGTATAATCAGTAAAAGTTGGATCAAATGAATCCCACTTGTCTGTACCGTATGGTTGTTCACTCCATCCACCGCCAGCAGTAAATCCTAAATTGCCAACAATGGTTCCGCCGTAGTCAACACCTAACATTAGTTGATTATATTCTTTACCTACCATTCCGCTGATAGGATTATAATTAAAATTGATCCTGTCAATAGAATTTAATACAGATGTATCTTTTACATAAGATAAGGTAGCAATTACATTTGCCGCAAGAGGTTTTACAAAAGTTATAATTCCCGAGTATTGTGTTTCACCATTTATTTTATTTTTAATTTGAGACAACGAATAATCTTCTGGTAGCAAAGGATAGCTTTGATTAGTATTTTTATTCAATACTGTTATCGAAGACTTGTTAGTACGCAAATCTGGTGGCCACGGTAACTCATACGATAACAAAGATCCAGATCCCGGTAATTCAATAGTTTCTTCAATTTTAGAAATATAAGGCTTGTAACTGATACGATCGAATTTAATTCCAGTTAAGTTGGATCTAACAACACTATTGCCTAATATGGCCACTACTGTTGCAGGTGTTCCGGTCGTACTCAATCCTCCAACTATAGATACTGTTGGAGCTTCTAAATATCCAGATCCCTTAGTAAGCAGTATAATTCTGTTAACAACGCCATTTGTAAAAAACGCCTGCGCAGATGCTCCACTGCCACTTGTACTTGTAAATATCACCTGGGGTTGTGTTACATATCCGCTACCACCTGAAACAATTTTCAAATCAATAACTTGGAATCCAACATTGTCTAACCAGAATTTCCAAGGGTACACTTGAACTTCTGGAGAATCTGAAGATATTTTTCCATCAACCACAAATGAATTAATAATACTTAATGAACTATTTTTAATATCAGCAGGTAAATCAAAGTCAGTGACTGCTGTAGAACTAACATCAGGAGTATTAGTATTTGTATATTGACTTATATACTCTCTAATTTTTGTTCTATAGGGCTTAACTTCAGCTATGTAGTCTTGGAAATTGCTAAGATTATCTACAGGATAATAAACAGGTTGTGTAAATCCGCCAACATTATGAGTGGCTCTGACAAAACTAGTTTTGAACGCCCAGTCAATATAAGGCTGTTCACTATGTGCATAACGTATACTTCTAAAAAATAAATCTAAATAATTTTTATATAGATCCCCAATTAGGATTTTATCTTGTAAAGTACTAAGAATAATTCGCAATTCAGTACCGGCTTTGATATCGTATGCACCAGTATCATACGTATCTGCATCATAGCCAACTGCGGAGAAACTTGTTTGATATACTGTAGAATTGAACTGAATTGTACCAGCTTGAATTCCAACGACTCGATAAGATTGTGTCCAATCTACAGAGTTAGAATTTGCATATTTTTCTAACAACATCCACTGTGTCGATGTTGCCATTGAAACTTTTACAATGTTACCAATCTGAGCATTTAAGAAATTCAAATCCACAAATAATTGAACAGAATAATCTGCCGCAGTAAACTGATTGTATCCGCTGGCATACCAATCAACTTTAGTCCAGTACTGCGTTACATCATATGCTTGTGTTGCTGATCGACTCCAACGTCCTACAATACTACCAGTCATATCTTTATAGGTAGGATCAAAAGAATAAATGCTCCAAGAATTACTAGCTTGACTATCACTGCGTACAAGTACAGAATAGTCTCGAACAGTGGCAACTGTCGAATCATCATAGCCTATTCCGCCTGCTAGCACAGTTACAGATTGTATTCTTCCATTAGTATCAATATTAGCTCTTACTAGAGCATCTTTACCTGAACCAGAAATAGTTATATAAGGCGGTTGAATATAACCACGCCCTGTTGAAATAATAGTAATACCAGTAATTCTACCATTAACTATGATAGGAGCCAACTCGGGTCTTATAAACAAATTGATCGAGTATGACAAATCTGCATCTGTATCTACTATTTTGTCATACGACCCAGATATAATGTTTGGCGGTGGATCTACTTTATACAAATCTTCAATATTATAATTATCGACGATTTGATTTTTTAATAAAATCAAATTTACTGCTTCTATAAATTGTTTCAATGCTTCAACACGATTTACAAACATACCTTGGCGTGGTCTATTTTCAACACCGTATTTTAATTTCGGAGGTAACAGTACATCAGGAACTGCTCGTCCTGTTACATCGACTCCGCATAGACTGTCGATCCATTTTTCTTTAATTGTTTTTGGCAGTTGTACAATAGTATCTGCACTGATTAGTTTCCATTGACTATGGATATTTTGATGTATTTTATCTGTAGTCCAATATTCTACTGCTAGTACAGTATCTGTTGATTTTAGATAACCGTACACATTTACAAGACTGAAAGAATCTGTGCCCATCAACGCTAGATAGGTATAACCTTGCCCCCTTGGATTAGAAATTAAACTTGAAACATCTTGAGCAGAAATGTGTCGTCCTGGAACATCTGGAACTGTGGTTTTATTTTTAACCCAATAGTAATAGGTATTCTTAAATGTTTTAGTTACACTATTATATGTTTTAGTTACAGAATATGCACTATCGCCGTATAGCGTTGTTCCAGTTATACCTTGTGATTGTCCAGCAGGTGTAGATGATTGTGCATCCCACTGACTTGGTAATAAAGGTGTAGTAACCCATTCGTAAATATCCACACTCGCGCCAGTGGCCAATGTATTCCAAGTGTTATTTCTATATATTGGATTTGGAAAATATGGAACTACAAATTTTGTTGTAGACAGATTCCACCATAGTTGTCCCTGTTGTTCTGTAGACCAGAATCCGCTAGAATTAACTGTTACGGATGCAGATCCATTACTGTATGAATATGTTGCTGGATCGTAAAATGTTTTATATTTTAATTCTTCCTCAGCAGGTCCAGCAATTTTTCCCTGTAAAGGATCAATTATATCAATATAAGTTAATAATTTATTTGTTGATCTGCTATACAAAAATGCTTTCTTAATTTTTGATACATCGGCTATAGGCACAGGTGTTTTATCTATAGTCCACGATACTGCATTTGGATCTTTTGAATAAATTGTTAATAGTCCCTGAGCTCCTGCTGTACCAACTGTTAATAGTGGTGCCCCAACAAATATATTATTTGCGCCCACTGACAATCCTTGGCCATAGCCGCTAGTAAAATCAAATGTGTGAGGTAAACTTTCACTGTAAACCCAATTTACATTATATCTATCATACACATCGACCCGTCCGCTGGCAATCTGTGTGGTAATAAAATTGGTAGATTTTTTATCAAAAGTAGTTGCTACAGAAGTTTTATCAAAAGTAGTTGTTGTTGTACTAGATCCATAACGACTATAAACTGCTAGTGTCTTGTAGTCATTCATGAAGGAGATCGAAGTACCAAATTCTCCATTTGTTTCAGGAGTGTGCGGTACTAGGTTTGAAACTAATTGATACGTGTTGTTTGATGACAGTTGATAAACACCAACACTGCCTCGTTGATTTATATTAGAAACTCCAGTGGTGTTATCGCTTACAGCAATATATGTTCCATCATCTGATACTGTAATTCCTTGACCGAATGTTGGTAAAAATCCTGTCAAGGTCTGTATTAAGACTCCTGCTTGATACACATAAACTTTTCCTACAGAACCGCCTATTGCTGACACTGCTAATGTGCTACCATCTCGACTCAATGCTAACTGAGATCCAAAATAACTATTAACTGTATCGCCAGCAAATGATCGAGTATATGACCATCCAACTGATGAGAATGTTAAACTTCCATTTGGAGTTAAATCAGGTGCAGATGATAAAATTACAGCTTTACTACTCTGAACGTATGTAGAACTTATATTAAAGGTTAAAGTAGGATCTCCGTTAGGAAAACTTGTACTACCAAATGTTACTCGAGTAATTGGTAAGGTCGATGAATTAGTTACAAGATCTTTTTGACCTTTTATTTCAACAAAATTGTAATTTATAATTTTATAAAAAGCATACGTTCCAGTACCTGTTGCTATAAAATTTTGTATAGCCCTAGATGCACCTTGCGAATCTACTACAGTAATTTGTGTTTTGGCGGGCGCACCGACACTTGATATTGCGCCAACATAACTGCTTGGCGGTAATCCATAACCAACAATGAGATATCCAACAGCTATGTCAGATACAGTTGTTGTTAAAATAAATGTATTTGTGCCAGTAACGCCACCGCTAGACAACGTATGTGTAGTGACCAACTGGTTAATTGACGTCAATCCTGTTGACGATACTGTTAAGTTTGGAATACTGTAAGCATATGAACTATTATATAGAGAAACAGTAGCGCCTGATAGGATACTAGAAACATTTATTTGTGTTGAACTAGTATTATAAACAGTATTAATTACTTCTTTCCCAGTTGTGTCTATAGCTGGTGAAAACAATAATCTTGTAAGAACATATTCAACTACTTGATCGGAATTAAAAGCAGAATTTCCAAAGATATCATTACCAGAAATTATCATTCCAGCAGATATTCCAGCAGTAGATTGTAATTTTAATACAGTGCCTGTACTATTAACTTCGTCGTAAATTGACGTTACTTGCGGGGTAGTTGTATACGAAAATTGATAAACTCTTCCAGTGTTATTGTTATAGGCAGGAGCACTTACATACATATTGCTTGAATCAAATACAATAGCAGATCCAAATTTTTCATTTGAAATAACTGGACTTAGAATAGAATCAACTATCTGATAGATATTGTTTGCATCTTTTTGATACAGCGTTATCATACCATTTGCTGTTACTCCAGTATTGTAAGTGGATGTATCAGATATAGGTGTGTAAAAAATTTGATTCCAGAAAACACTGTTTTGATTTGGTGTATTTCCGGCAGGCACTGGGAACAATGCTTGATAAAGTATACTGTTGTAAGACACGATAGTGTTAACAGCATATACAGTTGCAGGAGAATATACTCCAATATAGTATGTGCTAGAAGAACCCGATGTAGGACTTCCAGTAGCCAACCATGTTCCATCAGGACTAACTGCCGCGGTACTAATTACGGTTGCTGATGCTGGTGAACCTACACTGTTGAATGGCGGTTGTATTAACTGTCGCTGTGTCCAAGGAACTGCTGTTGACACTTTGTCATAAGTGGCAATTTGCGATGTTCCAACAGACACCGCGGCTGTATTTCCGTTTTTACTTACAGCAATAAACTGAGCAAAATTTATTCCGGCACCAACTACAGGTGAATTTTTCGTAGTAGATTGATAAACTTTTTTATATTTCCAAGTTGCCCAACCGCTATTGATATCAGAACTAGCATAATCAGTCCATACAATATTGCCATCTTCTAATCTAGCAGGAAGAATATTATCTATAGTATCAATATACCCAGTACGTTGAGATAACAATGTATAGACTGTTAAATTATCTAAATCAGTAAAAGGCGAAGGTACCGATAATCCAGGGGCTATAATATTAATGTTGTTTAATGTAATACTGTCAATTTTATAAAAGCCCTGAATAGATTCAGACTGTCCTATGCCTATATAAGTCCCAACCTTCAATGATGTCTCATATTGTGTTGTTAGTGTAAGAGTATGCGTGGTTTTGTTGTAAGTTACATTTGTTACATTCAAATTTATATCTGTAAATCTATAAACGTTCCAACTATTTGCACCATCAAATGCACACCAGAAATATGCACCTTCATTTATTTGTGAAATATCTAAAACCACTGTTCCAGTTCCAGTTCCAGTTCCAGTAGCAACAAATGTAGTGCCAACTGTACTAGCACTAGCACCTATTTGTGTAAAATCGGTTGTACCAACTGTTGAAATTTTATAACTTAATCCAACAACAATTGAAGATGCCGACTGCCCTGTTAGATCTTTTAACTGGCCAATAGATACAAATACATCTGTATTATCAACGTAACCTGCACTTCTTAAAAACTGATTAATAGCAACTGGACCGTTTTCAGAATCTACTGTTGTCTTTAATTCTAAGAAAGGTCTTGAATTATATCCGTGAGGCTTGACGTAAATGTCATTAGGAGTAAGTTGAATAATAAATGGATTTATTGTAGGATCAACTCGTTTTATCAGTACTGTTCCTTGAGGATTATTAATATTGTATTTTGCCTGATCTAATACAAATTCAATATCCTCAAATGCTTTACTAGCACCGTATTGCGATACTCGAATAGCCCACTCTTCATAAAAAGTTAGACTTTCTTTATTTTCAGAATTTAAGACACCAAACAATTTATTAAGAACATTCTGAGTACCTTTGTCTCGGATCATGCCTTGATAAAATTTGAATTCACTAACATCGTCTTGAATAATATTATTCAAGTATTGACGTTTTTGATATCCTATTAAGTGCTGAGCCATTTGTTGTTGAGGAGCATCGAAACTATCAACTTCTAGGCTATAAAAATCTGTAAACTGTGTAGCAATATTAGTCCAGTTAGGAATAATAGCCGGTGTTGGTTTTTTATCTAATTTTTTCCAATTTGAAGAATTGAAAACAGCGGATCCAGCTATGAACGCATTTGCAGAATAATAATAACTGTGATGGTTTACAATATCCCCAATATTATAATCTTGCCAAGGTTGCCATTCTTTTACAACAGCACTATCAAAAATAAATCCTGGGATATCAAGACCACCATACCAATCGGTTGTGGTGTAGCCTGATATTTTTAATCTTTCTTGTCTGTAACCAGTTGTTGGACTATAAATGACATCATTAAAAATTGTTTTATTATCTATAACAATTACGTGTTCATTTTGTACTAGATAAAAACTTGCACCATAGATGCCGTCACTGTTTCTTGGAGTATAACTTACAGTATTTTCTTGTCTATAACTATCAAGATTTTGTACATCAAACGGTGTTCCATTAACTTTAACAATCTCGTATGAATTAAAACCGTTAGTAATACTGTCCACTACAGATAATACTGTATTAAAATTAATAGTATTTGCACTAGGGCTTAAACTAATTACACTTGCGCCTTCTACGTTGAGGCCCGATAATAAATTCCATTTTGTGAATTCAAATTCGTTAGTTAATGGGATATTTTGTAAAGCACTATAATAATCACCGTCATATCGAACAATAGTTGCGTATTTGTAAGATTTATTTGGTTCCCAGTCTTCCCACTTGTCGTGTCCTGTACTCCAGTTTTGTGTAGTCCAGAACATAAATTCTCTTGCACTTGTTTCCCAGTTAGACACAGTGCCTAAGTTGTTATTAAAATTATCAAATACAAATCCCTGATCTTTTAACCACTCACCGTAGCCTAACAAAAAGTCTACTACTTGTTGCACGGTGGCAAATAATGTACCATAAGGAGCAACTGTAGTTGTTTCTTTATCCCATGAATTGCGCAAAGTTGCTGTAGCTCCTCCAGTCATAGGCAATGAAGGTAATGATGCTAGTACTTGAGAATTAAATGTACTTAATGCTGTGAAATTAGCTAATGCTCTGTAGTACTTTCCATTGTATAATATTACGGTACCTGCAATGTATTGTTGACCAACAGTCCACTCTGCATAACTTTCGCTGATTCCGCCTACATTTATGGTGGCTCCTGAACCATTATATTGATAATAATTAAAGTAAGGTTGTGTTAAACTATATCCTTTAATTTCAAAACCAGTAGATAGTTTGGTAATAATAACTCCACTATAAACTAATTTTTTTACAGTTGATGATTTATTAAGAAAAACTTTATAATTTTCTACTGGTATAAACACGTTACCAGTACTACTAGGAGTTTTAGATTCTAATAATATATTAAATTGAGCCTGATTTGTAAATGCTCCTACACGATATCCAAGTCGAGGAGTCATGTTTTGCAAATCAAACAAATAGCTATTATACCCTGCTATGTCATTACTAAAAATATAATTAAAAATTAAATCTACAACATAGTTAACGAGGCCGGCTGTTTGTACACGAGTAATACTAGAATAAATTGATGGTAAAATAATATCTGCTGGTTTGATACGTAATCCAGTTGGCTTATAAATCAATTGATTGGCTAGATTTCGAATAATATTATGTCTGTCTAATATCAATCCAAAAGTTTTTGCAGGATTAAGTAATATTGCAGTTGAAATTACACTAAAAGGATAATAACTACTACGGGTCCAAGCATTTTCTACAGGACTCACGTCTCCAAACACAAAATTATTATCAATGTTTGGTTGCACAAGGCCCGATGCTAAACCGGAAGCCTGTGGACTAATTAAGTTTCCAGAGCTATCTACTGGTATGTGTTTGATTAAAAATGGTTTTACATATTTTGCATTTACAGTTGCTGGAACTCCCGGTGCTTTTATTACGCCGTTTGCAATATCAGTCCACATAGGAATGTTATCGCTAGTATAAGGAGCGTCTCCATATAACTTTGTCCACCAAGTCGGTCTTACTGAAAATCCTAGCATTTCCCAAGGGCACAAATGAGGTCTATCTGTGTCCAACAACCATTTATACACACCTCTCCAGTAGCCTGGTAAAGAAGTACCGTTGGGAGCAGAGTTTAGCGAGTAATTATAAGTAAAACTATTTGTTCTATCGTAATTCAATGGAGTTGATAAATCCTTACCGACTAACCCAATCCAACTATAAAAATTAGTAGATAACACACTATCAAATTCTTTTTTAGAATAAGGTGTATCTCTATTGTAACTAGGAATAATATCTGTAAGATCAAAGATTGTTGGATCGTATTCAACTTTAATGTTATTAAAAATTCTTTTTTCTAATTCTAATAGTATATCATCTCGGTAGTCATTGTAAGCCAAGACAATACTGCCATCATGACCTTGTATTACATTTTGTGGAGAAATCAGTGTTGTATCAAGATATTTTCTTGGTTCAAACTTTGGCCATAACCCTAATTTAGTTGGAGTGGCTGGAACAAAACTACCGTCTGTACTATCATATTCTATAGTTGTAATAATATCACCGTTACTTAATGACACGCTCGATGATATTTCAATGAAGCCTTGGTCATCAAATATATATTGAGTTCCATATAATAATTGTGAATTGTTTAGATATACCCCAACTGCTTTATTTGAAAGCGTTGTTAAATTAAATGTGTTGTTTAACGGATATTTTTTAATTCTATAATCAACTACAGACAGGTCAGTTTTAACATTGGCGCCGTACGGAACCATATCGCTGAAATAGTAAGGAGCCACTTTAGGTTTGTTAGAATTAATTTTTGTCATTATTAATTCTACAAATTGTACAGGATCAGTATGTACACCTAAAGAACTGGCAGTGTTTATAAAAAGTCTTTTGAAATCACTATAATCAGTTTTGGCTTGTGTCAACGCTTTGACAACATTGTTTGATTCTGTTGTAATATGATATACTGCAAGACTTAAAGGACCACTGTGTTGAACAAACTTTGTACCGTATTGTGTTATGTTTCCTAAATCGCGAAGATTGCTTGCTCCTGGAAAATTTCCAGAAAATGATGCTGTATTATCAACAATACTGTTGACATGGTCAATTACTTCACCTAGTGTAAAATTACCAATATCATCATTCAACGGATTGTTTTGTAGATTTAACGGAATTTCATAAAATCCGTTTGAATTTATTGGTTGATCTGAAAAAGCTCTAATTGTTAGTATGTCAGTTGGTGCTAGATCTTTGTTTAATACTACCTGATAGTATGTGTTTTTAGCAACTATTGACCATAAAGATTTATCAAGTCTCTGTCCGTTTACATAAATTTTAACTTCGAGATCTGTTAAATTGTTTATATTGTCATAGATATCAACTGGAAAATTATTTACTAATCCAGAATTATCATAGATTCTAATTGCGGCTTGTAGATTTTTAGTCTTGCACAATTGCCAGCCGTTCAAATAGATAGTATTGTTAGAATAATCTAAACTGGATAAAAATCCTACATCGATGGCTTTAGATTCTAGTGAATTAGTGTTTAGATTTTTATATTGAAAAGTATCTATTGCTAGGTTAAAATTAAAAACAATATCACCTATATTACTTACATTTTGATATTGTAAAGGAAATCCTAGAACTAAATCGTTAGTACCCGAACCAGTAGCATAACTGAACAACGCAGTTCCCTTAAATGTTGATCCAGAATAAACAGATGAGTCGCCGTAACTAAATCCGTTAGAATCGTAAATATCAAATAGTGGCGGCTGATTAGCTGACGTTTTTTGTTGTGCTTTTGTCCAGTTGGTACCATTGTACCAGTACATGCTTCCTTGATTAGTAATGCCTTGACGTGCTAACACCACTCGATCTTTCATTGGAGATGCTACTTCTACTAGATGCAATTGATTGCTTCCGGTATCTAAATGTAACACATCAATGTATTCTACTTGAAAAATTTTACCAGCAACTAGTGGATCAGTGTCTGCTGTAAATAATATCAGCATACCTGCTTGTACTGTAACTCCGTCGATGTTATATCCAGCGGCACCTTCTATAGTTGCAAACGCTGTTGTAGTGAAGCTGTCAACTAAATCAACATCCACAGTTGCAACTGTGCCAAAATTGAAAAGTCGTAGATCTGCTGAAAACTCTATGATAGGTCTTTTTGCTCTAAGTGTTTGATCTAACGACGGATTATTGCCATTATACATAGCACTTGTAGAAATTACATCTTTATGAAACCATCGATTATAACGACTCCACGGATTGTGATCCTTACTGGCTCGATTAACTAATATATAATCTAAATTGCCTGCGTATCCTCTAGCAGTATCAAATGGTTCTTGATCAAACGGTGTTTGATCAAATTCTACATTAATAGATGTTGTATAAGCTCCAATAATTTCTAAAGTATTAGAATCGATTAGTTTAATAGCAGTGCCTACGCCCTCTACATAGTATTCACCCGTAGCATAACTTGTTGGATATACTTGTCCTTTGAAATTTAATTTCATTCCATTGCTCAACGGAGTTCCGTTAGACAACGTATAATTAACTTTTCCTAGTATTTCAGATTCAACATTGATAGATGTAGCATCTGATGCGGCATATATTTGTATGGTTCCGCCAAGATTAATATCAGTTTCACTTTGATAATAAAGTATTGATGGAGCATCAATTGGAACCACAAATGTTATTGTTCCTGATTCAACTGCATAGTTGTCTATAGCATTTGGAAATATATAACGATCGGTTGTGCCTGTTGATCTTAGAGTTTTAATACTGAAAGGATTACCAATACTATCAATATAAAATGTGTATGTTTGACCTTTGTATAGTCGCAATACTGGGTTAGGTGTTAATCCATCTGGGGTAAAAATGTATTGGTTGTTGGAACCTTCTGCTTGTACTTGAACTGAAAAAGAACTTTCTAATGGAATTTCATGCCCGTATACCGTGATGGTTTCAGGGCCATAAGGCAACCAGTAATAGTTTTGAAAATTAACAAATTTATCCCAGTCAATATGTGGATCCCAAGAATACATTTCTTGGTTGTTTAAGCGAGTGTGGTTACTAGTATTGCCACCAAATACTGAAAGTTGATTAATATAATCAATATAATCTTTATAAAATACTACATTGTCTAAATTATCTTTAATAGTGATTGCAGGTTCTAATTGATAATTTTGTCTTACTGAATCAGCAGCCTTGACATAAACATCTTCACCTGTACTGGCCTTAGCATTTTTTCGGCCAATATATCCGCTAGTTTTTGTCAGTGTACCTGGACGGTATAATTGATCAACTGTCGATTGTAAAAACTTTTTATTAGCGTCGGTCTGATAAAATTTAGGTAATAAATTTACACTAAATCCATTTCTTTTAGAAGGTATAGCCATTACAAATTGCCCCCATACGCTGTGCTAGTAACCGATTGATTATTTGAAAAATTTGTATTTTGAGGTGTTACTGTTTTTAGATTAGATCCAGTAAAGCCAGACACCACAACTATATTATCTGTAGTAGCTGAGCTTATTAAAATCTGATCGCTAGGACATTGGATTTCAAACAAATTGCCAAAATATAATCCTGGCTGTGTTGGAACAATAGCAAAATTAATAATGTCAGGTGTTAATTGATTCATAACGTAAGTAGATAATTCTGTAAAATAAAAAGAGTCGCCAAAGTTCCAGTTATCTAAACTAAAAAATGTGTTTATAGCTGTGAGTATTCTTGCTTTAATATCAGAGTTGGATGCAGTACCCGATGGGTTGATCATAACATTGAAGGTAGCTTGTACACTAGGATCTGCATTTGATCCAAATAATAATTTGTAACTGACTGGATGATATATAATTTCATCTGATATAGATTTAATTAAATCTAAATTTGTTGATAACAACGAATGTAATTCATCAGAGCTTGGTGGTAACGGTAACGTGCCGCCTGATGACAACCATTGTCTGAATGCAATATCGTAATTTTTTGTTAATACATACACATCCATGATATTACTAGATCCTGGATCTATTCTACTGTCGTAGTCTGCACTGTGTACATATTGAAATTTTAATTTAGAACGACCAACATATACTTTATAATCAAGTGTTGGAACTAATTTTAGTACACCTGACAGATTTAGTTTAACAACTGTAGCAGTATCTATAAAATAAAAATATGTACCGTCCGCATAAGATGCAAAAGAAGCATTGCCTTGTGAAGGCAATACTATCACAGGTCCCAATATTGGATCATTGGCTACATATCTGTAATCTTCTTGGCCAGAAGAAATTGTATATCTTTCTTCTACAATATATTTGGTTGTAACATCACCTGTTAATGGACTTACAATATCCACAAACAACTGAGGATTATCTACTACTCCACTGCCTGTTGAATCTGCAAAGGTAACTACAATCTTCTTAGGATCAATGTAGCCATCTTGTCCATAATATTCGGATACAATTTGCCAAGTAAGATCCTGTGTGAAAGGAGTTGGCAAATCAGGTTGTGGATTAACACTAAGAATTTTAACAGTATCTAATACTGTAGAACTAGAAGTACTATCGTATACTGGCACATTAGAGTCAAAATAGAATGTCAGTTCTGCATCGCTTTCAAATATATAACGCAATTTTCTTGTGTTAATTGTATATTGTACTGTGTTGGATGTAAACAATAAAATCCAGCTTGAATCTAAATTTTGTAACGTTGTATCGCCTTGGTTAGCAAGACTAAATGCGTTAACAGAATTCAAATTATTTGCATAGACAATTTGCCACGTAGTTGTTAATGCATCGTATCGCAAACCAAAATTATCATTTGCCTTAATTAAATCAATCATTGCTGTTATAATAGACGGGGTTAATGTTCTATTAAATTGCGGCATTATCTGAGATAAAATTGCTTTCGATGGAATAACTTTATCTAATACGATTGGTCCTGATCCGTCAGTCAACACTCCGCTACCGCCAGCAGTACCATCGTCAGTTACTTTAACAACTTGCGCCCATATATAATTGGCTGTGTTATCTGCTGATATTGATCCAGTTGTTGCTGTTGCTGTTTGAGACTTGTTTACTATCCATGTTGTTCCAGATCCTGAAACAATATATGTTCCAGCGGCAACTGTTCCACCGCTTAAAGACATGCCGGTAACAACATTACCAGTTACATTAGTTATAACTAACGTATTACCAGAAATATTTCCTACAAAATTTACTGTAGATGTTATCAATGTGTTTGTAGTTAAATTAAAACATTGTCCTGCAGGGGCTATAAATTTAATCAAAGATCCTGGAGTAATATATTTCAAATCTGTAGCAGTAGATGATCCTACAATATATGGAATAGTTTGTCCTGGGGCATTAATAAATCCGCTAACTGTATTACTGTCAATAGTAACGCTAGTCCAGGCAGCATTGATACTAACACTAAGATAATCTAAAAAATTTGCGTAATAAAAATTTCTTAAATCAGGAGAATTTAATATATCATAAATTGTATTATCAATTACACCTTGAATATCTAAATCAGTTACATAGGAAAAATTTGTTGAATAGGTGTATGTTTCTTGATATATGATCCCGTCATCACCAAACAAATTAGTTGTGCTATATTTTCCTGTAGGGTCAAGCAAGTCAAAATATCTACTTATACCACTACTAGTTCTGTTGACTGCTTTGACTTTTGCAATTTGTAAATTAGCACTCAACGGACTAATATTATAATCTTCGCCAGTAATCATACGATTTTGAGTATAATATGTCTGTGGAGCATTTGTCTTAATACTGGCGTTTGACTCTGAAGGTGCTGAATTTATTACACTGGTTGCTAGACTTAAACTAATTGTTAACGTTTCTGTTTGGTTGCTTGCCGATGTATAAGGCACGCTGAACAAAACATTTACAATATCATTGGCATTGATAGTATAGTTTAATCCATTACTGGTTCTATAATAAACTCTAAAATTTCCAATTGGTAAATTACCAAATGTACCGTCGCTAAAAGAAAGACTTATTGCATCTTGTGCTTTAGTTATTATACTAAAAATATTTTTAATAGAATTGTTAATACTATTATAGATTGAGTTGCTACCTGATGTAGAAGGAACCTGTGTCCACAATGTGTCTTCTAAACCAGTTTGTTGATTTAATGAATATAACCACACATCTGTATCATTAATTTGTTGTGTGTTAATATCTATGGTTTGATTGGCTGTTGGATTTGTTATTGTAAATGTACTTTGATTTAGAGTACCCTGCACAAAATTAAAAAAGAATCCAGTGCCTGGACTACTTGCACTATGTCCGTCATCAGAGTATATAAATGCCAAGGCGTTTCCTATTTTAGGAGGCTCTTCGTATATGTAAGTTTGATTTTTGAATGTAGTACTGGTGATTTCAAAATTCATACTACGACCAGCAATATTTTTTGTAAAAGGATAAACAGGCACTTCTGTTGGATTAGAATTAAATCTATATTGTGCTGTAGGAACTCCGTAAATCGTAGCAGAATCTATAGGATTTCCAAATTGATGAGTAGATGGCAATGCGGCATTTAATACTGAAATAAACTGATTGTGCCAATTAGAATTACTAGGATCATTCCAAGTAACATATTGTCCTGATAGATTCCTGCCATTGCTATCAAACACTGTTTCTGTTGTGCTGATTGCACTGAATTTTAGTAGGCCGTTTGCTGGAACGTTTCTATGGGCAGTGTAGTTAATCATACGAGATAAGCGTAGTACACTTTCTCTGCGTTCTGCTAACTCTAAAAAGTTCTCGCGGGCGTTCAAGTCCACACGGAACGCTATACTTTGACCAACAAATGCTATAAGATCTATTAGGGCAAGGTATTCACTAGACTCAATATAGTCATTAAAATCTTCAGGAAAATTTGTACGGACATATTCAATCATTGTACGACGTAAATTTTCAAAGTCATAGCTTTGAAAATCGGCATTCTTGAAAGATTGATAGATTTTTTGCCAATTTTCTGACACTAATAAATTATTTTGTCTGTCCGTTGAACTCATTATTTTTTCCTAGTACTTGTATTTATTGAAACAAATTAAGTGCGTATTTTATGCCGGACCTAGCAGACCGTTGTCTTGATCAAATTTCAATTGTATAGATTCTTGCAAATTGTATAGAAAATATTTCAAATCACATTGTATTTGTATGCCATTATCATAAGGTGTAACTAAAATATTTGTTGCCTGAACACGAGGATCACTGTTAAAAATCTCGTTAACATTTTCTAATATTGCATTTTGTACATCAGGTGTCAATGGCTCAAACAGTAGATCCCAGATTATAGATCCAAACTCAGGTTGCATCAAACGTTCACCTTTTCTTACAAAGAAATTATTCAACAAGTCTTGCTTGATAAGTGCAAAATCGTATAGTGCATAATTTTGTGTATCTTTGCTAACAGTACTGAAGCCCCTGTAGAACTGTGTTTTGACAGGGCTGTTAGGTTGATTTTGTGGTAATTGTGGAACAGTATAAATGGTCATATCAATTGTTTCCTTTTAAGAAGGTATCTGACGAAGATGTATATGTTTTCCAAGATTTTGGAACACTGATAGCTGAGGCTTTTTCCCTATCAGTAGCATCAGGCTTAAACAAAGACCCATCTAGATTTTCATGGTGCGGATAAGGTTCTGTAGTTGGTATTCGAGCCATTATACTTGTAATTGTTGTACCGTCAGTTTCTGTTGGATTGTCTATGGTAGACAATGCAGTTGCACTGGCTGCGCTGGTTGCAACACCTGAATTAAAATTAATGTTACCGCCATCGATGGCAGTATTGGCTGCCATGATATGCGTATCTCCGCCTGATGTAAATTTGTTACTAGAGCCAGTATGAACATCATATTTTCCAGTAATAGTAAGTTTGCCATCGCCTCCGACAATCACATTATAATCTTTGCCCGACTCTGATTGAAATCTTTCTGCGGCTTTGATATTAACGTTGCGGCCTGCTTCAAAATTAATGTCTCGATCAGCATAAAAATTTAAGTCGTTACTAGAATGAACACTTACGCTGTCCTGAGCATAGATATCTATTTTACCATCACTGGTTAATTCTATCCAAGCAGTGCCTCGACTATTGGTAATATAAATTAAATCCTCAGTATTATGCATTAATATCTGATGACCAGTTCTTGTACGTAACCTAATTAGTTCGTTGGCAGGTTTTGTAACATCGCCGTCTGTATCACCATTATCAATACTGGCGTATTCTGGAGGACCATCCGTAGGAGCTTTTTTTCTAAGCCAGTTGGCATCTCCATCATCCATAACAAATGTACTACCGCCCAGCCTACTTACTGGAGCATTTAATCTTTTCCACTCTGCTTTACCAACGTCTGCACGTTTTGCATCTGTTTGCTTATCTGTTGGGCCAGGAGTGCTAATACCAAATACCATACTAGGACTTTCTCTTCTAGCACTGCTGGTAGTAATTCCACGAATGTCATCTAACAACAATCCTTGGTTTTTTAGTATCTGTGCAAAGGGATGAACGGGTTTGAGATTTTTTTCAGGATCTCCTGTAGTGGCACTGTCTGGAGCCGCTTTGTTATATTCAGAAGTTGGCACTCGACTAGCACTGCCGTAATTGGTGTCTATTGCACCGCCCACTACTTGTTGTGTGGCAGCCAAACCTGGAATCATAAAATTCATTGTGTCATCAATTACACACCCTAACCAGTAACCTCGCTTAGGATCTCCGTTGACAAACATTATCATGACAATAGTACCTACATCAGGTGGTACCATCCACATGCCGTAACTTTTTTGTGTATCCTGATAATCATTATTAGGTCCAGTAAAATCTACACTGGTTACGCCATAAAAAGGACTTAGATATTTTACTTGATGTAGTTGTGTTTCACTATCAGTTGATCCTACGGGTCTTAAAATTTCAACTTCAAGGATACCCATGTAGGTAGGATCAAGATTGCTGACAACCTTTGCTAAAAACGGGCCTGGTTTTGGTTCCGTTCCTTGTGAGGAATAATCTTCATTCATCATTTAGATGGTTCCTGTACTTTGGCTTTTTCTGGAACGTTAACGTTAAATGTATTTGATGCAGAACCGGTACCTTTGAATTCCTGACTTGGTACACGATTGCCTTTAAGCGTTTGTGTAAATTGTCCGCCAGCAAATTTGCTTGTAACAGTTAATAGATGATAAAATCCACTCCACATTAATACAGGTGCGCTCTTTGTACTTTTTCCAAAGTCATATAAACCAGTAGCTTGATTCAAATCAACTGGTGTTCTAAAATTAATAACGATATGCACTTCTCCATTTTGATGATTAATAGTCATATCACTATTGAGATTTTTGTATTGACTTGGTTTAGCTGTATAATTGCCGTTGCCACTTTGTGCAATATAGTAAGGATCGCCTATTATGTCCATCTCTAACTGTTGCATGGCTGACTGATCATTTACAGCATCGTGAAATAGTCTAGCCGCACGGGTATTAGGAGTTTCAAGTCCACCGCCGCCTTTGTTATCTGATTTTGTTTTAGTGCCAGTATATCTAACTTGTGACGGAACTGTTCCTTTTTGAGCTTTTTGTCCATCTGGCAAAGGATTAGAATTATTTAATTTAGGTTCTGCGGCACTGTCTGAGTCGGCTAATTTTGCATCGGCTGTTTGATCTATTGCCGTTGCTCCCATTATGGCTGCAAAAGAAGTTTTGAAACTTAAATTAAATCTTATAACATCAACGTTTTTTCCAGTATAGATGTAATTGTATTCTTTAACAATTTGTTTTTTAAGTTCAGTAAACCCTGAAGCTTTTGTATTAGGTGCCATAAGTTTAGTAGAATGTACTTCATAGGGCACTACCCTGTACACTATAATTCTAGGTTGTCTACCTGTAGTTTTTTCATTAGAATTATCGCTGACAATAAAAACTTGTGTGTCAATTCTCCACCACACTTTCATACCGTCTTTAGTTACTTGTGCTTCGCCTAGTGCGCTGGATGCATATTCGCTGTTTAACAATACTTGATTTATTGCTGTTGGTATATCAGTATCTTGGCTAAACCTAATGTCACTAATTTTAGGATCTACAGTATTGTTACTGCGTATAACATTGCCTTTACTGTCAATTACCTTGTTGTCTTTGCCCACAGGTGCATCACCTTTTCTAGTGTCGCTAAATCCCATTTTGGCTTTGCCAAGTTCGTTCACATTGGCAGGATCTTGTACAAATGTATTGTTGCCTGGAACTTTGCTTTGCACCAAATGTAATTGCTGTGTGATTGCAGACATTGTTGATGTAGATATAGTTGCTCCAGACGAATTTTCACCCTTTGACTGTGTTGATCCAGCTGCCGAAGAAGAAATATCTTTGGGAAAAAGAATAAAAATTTGATCAGGAGTTTTTACAATACCTTTTTTTACTTGATCTTTTAGTCGTTGATTGATAACCACTTGCAAACTTTTTTCTCCTGTTTGCAAAACTTCTTGTACAGTAATACCTTTTACACTTACATCAGTTTTTATTTCACTGTTGTGTGCGCTGTGTGCTTCTCCGTTGGCTGCTGTACATTCGCAATGATAAACTGACCCGTGTTCGTTCACTGTCATTTCGATATTCAAAAATTTGAAAGGAATCTTTCTACTAGTTTGAGGTATAGTGGAAATTTTTCCTGTTTCTGTGTTGCCTCTAAAATCAATAGTTAACAAATACGGAGCCATTGTATAATTGTCATGCTTATTTTTCCAAGCGGCTTCTTCAATTGCCATTAAAAAAATACCCATACTGTAAGGCTCGATGATATCAAACGACATGTTCAGCATGTTTGACGAACTGTTACCCTCCATGCCCATGCTAGAATTAATTTCTAATTTGTCTATATAGAAATCAAATTTTCCAAAGGCAGTTTGTACTCGGTTGCCGGGATCTATGTTAGCTGATTTACAAATCCAATCAAACTTGGAAGTGTTACCCATATAACCTTTATCTGGATTATTCAACTGTTCATTAGTAATAGATGCAATGCCTAAAATATAATCGTAACAGCATAGG